TACCACCCCAATTTCTCCCTTGCAAGCGAAAAAGCAGTAGAGTAGAGTGTTTTTATGAACACGGTTGGAATAGTGGCACTCTCAATCCTCGCGTCCCTTTTCATTTTCCTATTGATCGGCGGCGTGGTTACTTTGGTTTGGCTGGCGTGGAATCTAAAAATCCAGATGGGCGCCGCACAAAAAGAAATCGCCTCAGTCTACGCAGAGACTGGGAGAATTATGGGCACCTACCAAGCCGAAAGCAAAGCGGCCGTCGAGTCCGCGAAGGCTAGTTTCAGCGCAATCCGCAATGAAGTCCGCGGGCTCCTCGAAGAACACCGCAAGCAGATGCAGGACGGTATCGAGAAAATCAACGCCGAGGCTTTAACTTCGGTCGCCGCGCGGCTCACCCAGGTTTGCGTCCGGGTTGAAAAAGCAATCGCCGTCCTCCAACAGTTAATTATCAACGGGGAGCCAGCGCCGACCACTGAGTATGCGCCCGATGCGTATGCTCCCGAGGAAACAACTTTTGGTCCACCACCGACCGGGTATGGGCTGGGCACAACCGCGAAACTCGACGACGAAGCGGAGCGGGAGCAGAACCAAGAATTATTCACCCAATCCCCCGCAGAGGTTTAAACTATGGCGACTCTTCAAAGAGACGATCTGCGTGAATATAACCGCGTCAAAAAACAAGAGTCCAGGGCGCGGCGCAAGCCTCCGGGGACCGCAATTACTGTCCGGCGGCCACCTAAAGAAAAAAAACAAATTGCAAAACGCACAATGCCCAACCCTGCCGGCAGGGATCTCCACCGCTGGTTCAAGTATGAAGGCATGGGTATGACCGTCGATCAGATTGCCCAAGAAGAGGGCAGCAACGTCCTCACTGTCCAATCTTCGATCGACTACATGAAAGAATATAAATTCCGCAACCAAACCTCCATTCTTGAAGCGAAAGCGGTCTCAGTGTGCATGGACCAGATGGATGGCATGGGCGAAGTTTTGAAGCGCGGCATGAAAGCCGAGAAAGTGATCTACGTCAACAAGGAAACCGGCGAGGCGAAAACCGCACCAGATATTGCCATGCAGTTGAAGGCCGTGGACCGAGTGCAGAGTCTCATCGAAAAAGTCCAACCAAAAACCCCGCTTCTCCAATCAAACACCCAGGTCAACTTTGGGATAGGCGGCAACGGGTCCGGGTCTGGCATGAGTTTTGAAGCTGTGCTCCGTAAAAAGCGTGGCGAGAAAGGGCTGGCCAACGAGCAGGAAGTGGAAGCGATCGAGGCCGAGCTGACCCACGAGGAATCTGTGGCTAAAGAGTTTGAGGACTTCGGCGGGGACGACGAAGAAGGCGACGAAGAAAGTGGCGACGTGGAAGAGTAAATGAACAATAACGCATAGATGTACAACTGAAAAGGAGAAAACAATGGAAAATCAGATGAAGATTTGCTTTATCACATTTGAGCAGTACACCAAGATTTATAACAAATTCGTTCCGCAGGATCGTATAGTAGTTGGACTCACGACCCTTCACCTCATGTCTCACAAACACAACACGCTCTTCATTATCGGCAAGCAGGAAGATTTTATCGAAGAAGTGAAGGACTTAGTTCGCGCAGATTGGCTGGAGTAGCTATGGATCAATCTAAGCGGAAGTTCTTTGGCTATCTAGCGCGGAAAAATAACGATGAATCACTGACGGCGCTCCAAGCCTCAACTGAACATATAATCTGCAAAGATTGCGGGTGCGATGTGTATTTAGGTGGCCCCATTAGCGCGGATTGCAGTTCTTGTAGGGTAATCGTTTGGGGACTTCAAGGACACCTACAAAACGGCCAGGAAACTCAGGCCGATGGAACTTGGAAACGAACCGGAGGGGTACACGTTTAATTTGAGTCCAAAATTATAGAGTAACAAGGAGGCTTCTTGGATCAATCTAGGCGGAAGTTTTTTGGCATCGGCGCGGCGGCAGTTGCGGCAGCGGCTATCCCGACAGGCGCAGTTGCGGTAGATAAAACCGTTGACGAAGCAATTGGTCCGATCATACTTGAGCACGTCTGCGACGGAGGCAAGTCACATTACACGCCGAAAGAGGTTGCAGAGTTTGAATCGTACGGACCGCGCCAATGGGGATGTGGGACGCGGTTCCGTTGGTACTTTGGAGTGCCGCCGTATTGTCCGAAGTGCGGGCGCGCATACGAAATGACGCTTGCCGTACTAGAGAGTGGAGTCTACAAACGAGTGTCGTAGTCCAAGAATCTGATGAGAGTACCCCGTAAAAATCCCGACCTCAACGACGCCATCGAAGTCTTGCAGGAACATTACATCCACTGCGAACAAGATGATGCTCGCGCCTGGGCAGAACTCCCTCCCGACGCACTTTCGTTTATTGAATCAGAAGTAGAAAAATCTCTCGACTTGCGCTACTACCTTGAAAATTATCACTTCATCAAAACTGAGGAAGGTGTCGCAAAAACCTTATACCCATTCTGGGATCACCAGGAAATTGTCTACCAGGCGATGCAGGAAGAGTGGGCAGAGAAAGGATACTGCAAAATCATCGTCCTGAAACCGAGGCAGAGTGGAATCTCTGTGTGGACGGCGGCGGCCATGTTTCACCGCACCATCACAACACCCCACTGCTTCACGATGATCATCGCCCAAGATAATTCCACGTCCGAGTACATCTACCAGTTGAGCATCAACGCCTATTCAAATCTTCCGTGGTGGTTGAGGCCGGAGTATATGTATAAAACCAAAAGCGGCGGCATTGAGTTCCAGCGCAAAGACGAAAAAGAGCGTATGGTCGATCCCGGTCTTGGTTCGATGCTGCAAGTTTCTCCAGCGACAAAGACGGCGGGCGTGGCCATCGGCCGCACTATTCGCGCCTTGCACGGGTCGGAGGTTAGTCGCTGGCCTAACGACGAGGTTTACGAAGGCGACATCCGGCCTTCGATGAACGCGATCGACACCTTTCAGGTCTTCGAGTCCACTGGCTTAGGGCGCAATGGCTTGTTTTACGAACAATGGTGTTCAGCAGTAGACGGCGACAACGATATGCGCGCCGTCTGGATTCCAGTTTACAAAGTTAAAAAATACTACACCCCCACGGCTAACATGCCGGCGACGTTCGAGCTTGCCGACGACGAAAAGACATTCAATGAGCGCGTGAAAAAAGAAGAACATTTTGAAATTCCAGACACGTTTTGGAATTTCCGTCGTACCCGCATGCGCGCGGCGAAGCGCTCAGGAACTAAAGCCGGATTCTTAGAATCGTATCCGCTGACTCCGACCGAGGCTTTCCAATCCTCCGGCCTCTGCGCTTTCGACAGCGACTCTCTTGAATGGCAGTCGATGAATAAAATCTGCAAGCCCTTATTCGCAGGGGAAATCTCCCTGGTGAGCATGGAGCCGCCGCGCATCAACACTGCTGACATCATGCCAGTGGGCGACGACGAGATTCTACCGCGGCGCAAATCGGGTAGAGGTGGAAAGCGACTCCACGTTTGGGAGATGCCGGAAAAAGAATCGACATACTATGTTTCCGCTGACGTGGCGCTTGGAAATGGCGGCGATTATTCCGTCTGTAATGTGTATCGCGCCGGTATGGGCATGGAGCCAGACACCCAGGTTGCGACGTGGTGGGGTTGGATTCCACCAAAGAAATACGCGCACGTTGTAGCAGCTATCGGAATCTTTTATAACAACGCGGAAGTCGCCGTCGAGTACATGAAAGATGGAATCACAACAGGCAACGAGTTGCGCGACTTTGACTATCCGAATCTCTACCGGCCGCAATGGAAAGATAAAATTACCAATCAAGCCAGCAACTATCTTCACTTTGTGACCAACAGCAAGACTCGTGACGAGATCATTGGCTGCATGAACGAGGCGCTGCTTGACCACACGGTTATTCTCCGCGACGCCGACATGCTAGACGAGATGATAGACTTCGCAGCCATGGAGACCGGTGGACGTTCCGAGGGCCAGGGGAATAACGACGACGGTCCAATGACGGGCATGATAGGCCTCTACTGCCTCCGCGAAACCACGAAGCACTTGAAAACCACCGTATCTACTGAGCGCGTTCGGGAGACAGGCGAACTCCACGTCTACGGAGTGTACGACAATATAATGCGCCAGCGCGGCCAGTACAACACCCAGGCCGAGGCCGACAAGGTGATTTTAGGTAAGGCGGGTTGGCGAGTGCAGCCAATTCTGGTTTGCCAGGCGAACACCCTTTACAGCCCGATCTTCGACGCTATAGGCGCGGAGCATGATTTATACTCGCGTCACGGGCTGCGTTCGACGGAGATCACTCCAGATTTGGTTTGGGCTTATAAGACGGCGCTGAGTTCGGCTCGACCCGGGACAGAAGATTTTGGAGACGAATGGTAGACGAGATTTCCCGGCAACTGTTTTGTTGTATCAGTGATTGCCGCGCTCCTGCCTGGAAAAAGGTTGTGGTACGGGCGCAATCGAATGGGCAGGATTCACTTTTTCTGGAAAGATAAGTATGGCCGGTCGTGGGAGTTTTACAAACGCGGAGCGAGCAGCAAAACGTATTTGCAAAATTCAATTTATATTGGCGAAATCAAAAAAGTGAGATAGGAGACGAGATGGCTGACCGAGCTTTTATGTACTGTCCTCTGTGCCGCAACGCGGGGAACCCAACTGCCGAGTTGATGCGCGACAACGTGGACTACTTTTGCCTGATGGGTCACCGGATGCCTCACGCGCAGATGGGGAACCTTGAAATGATCAAAACCGAAGTCCGCTTCAAGCCGGGACCGGGCGACGTCAAAGCTGAAATTTGGGTCAACGGCGAAGTCGCAATCCGAGCAAAAGAGGCGCTGGGCGAGCGGTTCCATCCCACCGTCGCATCCCTTATCCGCTCCTGCATGGCCGGCGAGCCCATTTTGATCGATGGGAAGCAGGCTGAAGAATTGCGAAAATTGGGCATAAAAAACGGGGCTGAGATGCTCGCGGCGGCCAAGCTGAATGTCGAGCTTTCCGGGCAAAATGAGTCCTATGTCAAGCAAATCAACGAGTGGGAAGAGCGGATTCGGGGAGCTTTGTCCCCGGCGTAATCCAGTCTCTGCTGAAATATCTCACCGCAACCCTGCGTAAAAACCGCTGGATTCGGGTACACTTGCAGCCGTGGCCGAGCTCTCCGAAACTCCGGGAAAAAAACTAGAACAGGAAGTCCTCGCCTGGTCGGATGCGGTTTACGACGAGGCTGAGCGTGATCTGGCTGACTCCCGCGAGATTCGGCTGACCTCCCGGCTCATCGACTACATCTCTGGCCAGCAGTGGAACGCCAAGTCCCGGTACGGCCGCAGCCGCCCAACGGTAAACCGAATTTTCCGGCAATTCGTCGAAATGGCCGGGCTCCTCACTGACATCGAACCTGATTTCCAGGTCAAATTCCACAACGAGGACGAGGAGTTTCAAAAACTCCAAGAGCTGCTTAACGAGATGATCGTCATGTGGGCGCGAGTAAACGACTTCGAAATGGAGCTCACCCAGTCGGTGATGTGGGCGCTGCTCCATACGGGCTACGCCAAAGTCCAGTGGAACCCCTTCATGAACAACGGCATGGGCGACTGCGAGTTCATGCCCCTCGGGCCGCTCAATGTCATGACCATTGGCGCCGGCAGTCGGATACAGGACGACGAGTGTGTCATCGCGCGCTGGCCGGTCACAGTCGAAACCCTGAAGCGCTGCTACGGGGAGGTGGCCGACGGTGTGAATCCAGACCTCGAAACCTCCGGACCCACAGGCGAAATGTCCAGACCTGGGAAGATGTCACAGGCCTCTTGGGTGCGGCTGAACCCATCCCTCAAAAAACTGCTAGGCAAAAAGCAGGCCGACGCCAAGCGTTCGCGGTATCCAAAGGCCATGCTCAAGCAATTTTGGTTTCGCGACGATAGCGTCAACGAAGGCAGCGTAACGAAGTGGGTTGGGGACTCGCGCTACAACTGGGCCTACCGGGCAGAGCCTGGGATGCCGTGGTATCCGCGCGGCCGGTTCCTGATTGTGGCCGGCGGCAAAGTGCTGCAAGACGGTCCAAACCCCTACTGGCACGCTATGTTCCCTTTCGCTAAACTCCGGCTGATTCGGGTTCCATGGGGAACGAACGGCGCCAGCCCACTCGAACCCATCGCTATGATGAGCGACATCGTGAACCGGATCAATGGTGGAATTATGGACATGATTCGGGCTGCGATCGAGCCGCGGATCGTGGCGCCGAAGGCGGCGTTTGCCCAATCGGTATGGGACTCGATGGATCCCGGTGCGCCTGGCGGGAAAATGCAGTACAACAACAACACCCCGCGCCCACCTGAATTTCCCAAGCCTCCGGAACTGCCAGCTTACGTTTTGCAGATGAAGCAGGATGTTGAGAAAGAGCAGGACATGACTTCCGG